AACATGCAATCCATACATAGCCCATTCTTTTGCTCGTAAAGCATTGTATTTCTGTAAAGGTTTTTGATTAGACCTTAACATGGTAACTGCTATAAATAAACCACACCATGCTGTATCGTCGTTGGTGTATATTTTATCTAACCCACACTCCTTAGCCCACTGTAATATTTCTTTATTACTTTTAGCCCCCGGTATTTCTTTTGTACCCAATAGCTTAACAGCCTCAAAAATGTGTTTAGGCAATACATTGCTATTTAGATAGTCATATTTTTTATTACTCATAATTTAAATTTATACCTAATTATATGGCTTCCTATCAACACAACAACCAATCCTATTATCCAATACCACAAAGTATTTACTTTTTTGTGTTCATCCAATTTTTGTAAGTCTTTCTGTAAAATGGTTGTATTTAAATTAGCCTTGTCTATATTACATTTCTGTAGTTGTAAGGTTAATTCATTTACCTGTCTTTCATCAGTTACATAAGCAGTTGTTTTTTTCTCTATTATGGTAGGCGTTGTATTAATAGTTTTATATATGTACTTTATATTTTCGTACGGTACACTTATGGTATCTATATAAACCATGCTTTCCCCTATAATAGTATCTGTTTTTTCATGTACAACCGTATCGCTAACACATGGGTGTAGTGTAGACCAAATGTATCCTACACTATCAAATGCAGGTTTGTTTGTTATTACAATCTGTTTTGCTCTCTCAATTTTTCTTTGTGGGCTGCACGCCGTTATTAGCATAAAAGCCATTACTAGTAATCGTTTCATTAGTTTCTTTTTTTGCAAACTGTCCTTTTGAGTTAGAAAATATATTTTTTATTAGATAGGATAAGGCTGTAATCAGCCCTGCTTTTAAAGCAAGTAATAGTTGATCTTTATTAGGTAGATTACCAGCATCTAGTATAGTTACTAAGCTTGTAATAGCTGCTGTAAAAAATGCTAGTAAAAAAGCATAAACAAAATCTCTTATTTTTAAAGTAAATATGCTTGTTTGTTTCATTTTCTGTCTTGTTTGTTTTGTAATAAAATAAGAATTTGTTTTATATCAGACTTCATTTCCTTTTTATCTTCTCTATATTCTTGCATGGATTGCTCTATAAATTTTATACGCTGCTCATGGTTTTCAAACAATTTTGCTTTTTCTTCTGTTTTTTCTTCCATTGTTTTTGTAGCCATCATATAAAAGCCTGCTATTCCTATCATTGTTCCAATAAATGATAAAAAAAGATGCCACCATTGAACAGGTTTTGTCATTGTTGTTGTTTTATTTTCTTTGTAATCTGTATTTGTTATACTCTTTGATACTGCTATACCCTGCATAAATTATAATTGATAAGTAACATAACCCATAAATCAACCCTGCATGCCTATGGTTTAACCAGTAGCATCCTAAGTCTACTATTCTAAATATTAAGAACAAGAGTATAAGCCATTTCCAAAACTTATCTCTTTTTCTCTCTCTTATATACCATACCCATAAAAATATTATCCATATTAATGCTTCAGACGTATCTTTTGCATACCATGTAACCGCTTGTTTTATATCTGTTAATAAAAACCAGCTTTTTTCGTTTTTATACGGAGTTTTAAATAAAATGTACACCTCCCCTATTGGTATGGATAACATTAACAATAGAGGGAAAATATATTTTTTACGCATCATGGATTTGGCCTATCTTCTGTTGGGTCACTTTCAATAGATGCTGCTACAAAGAAATTTGCTTCACATGATGGGAATTTATCTTTAATTTCTTCTACGAACTTTTTTGCTGCATTAATAATTTCATCATTAATTTCATCATTAATGGTAATAAATAGTCTACGTTTTGTTGTTTGTACTTGTTTCATAATCTTGGTAATCCTTCTTTTATTTTATAATATACTCCTGTACTGCTGTTTATAGCGGTTGTGTATTTTATTCCGCTTAAAGTTATTGTTCTATTGGTTTGCTCATCTACTATTAACGTTTCGTCATAATTAAAAGGTTGGCCTGTTTTTGGCGTGTAGTTTGCATTGGGTATGTTATTATCTACCAATAGTTTATAAAAAAAATCTAGTGAACCGTATGTGTTTAAGCATACATCAAATAATGTTGATCCGTCTACTGCGTAAAATATGCTCATGGTATTTGTATGTTAGGGTCTACGGTTAAAAGTCCATTTTCTATGGTTACAATGGGGTTATTTACAACATACCCATCCGATTGTAGTTCTATACGTATTTTTCTGCTTATCTCTGGAAGTATGGCTGGTGATTGTTCGTAATTTAATATCCCTACCCCATCTAATGGGTTTTCTTTCCACCATCCGGGGAATGCAGCTGTAGTATCTATAATATGCTGTTGGTCGCTTTGTGCAATTACAAAATCTCCATCTCTTATAAAGAGCTTATTATTTTTTATTGCTATATCGTATCTAAATGCCATGTGTTATCTTAGTGTTTTCAATATCATTCCTATTTGTAGGTGTTAATGGTGTAACTGGGTACGTTGCGCTAAGTGATGTTTTAAGTGCAGCACCTCCATCATTTGGTACAGGTGTCCATGCTAAAAATGCTTGTTTTAATTTGTTTATATCGTTTTCTAAATTGTTTAGTTTTGTAACTAAGTCAACAACTTTTACTAACCCACCGTAAGTACCGTCATTCATGGTTATAGTATTTGATGCTACTAAATACACAAATTCAATATCACTAGTAAGTGCAATATATGGAGGTACGTAATCTTTACTTGAATAACAAACAATCACTTCGCTACCTTGCTTTGGCATTAATAATAGCCCATCTCCAATGCCAGCTTGTAGCTTTACATTTGGTATTCTGCTTTGCTCTTCACCAGTATTTAGTAATACTTCGCAGGTTTCATTACTATCATCAACAGAAATTACAGTACCATATGCATATAAAACGTTATCTTTTAAAAACGTTCCTGCCATTTTTTGTACGGCTGTTATAATGGCTCTGTTACTCATGTTTTTTATCCTGCACTAGCTTGTATAGATGGAATGATTTTACCTTTTGCATCTAATTGAAATATTAAATAATCTAATTCTATAATTTGCCTATGACCATCTATACCACCTGTATATTCAACTCCTTTTACTTTGTATCTACCATTTCTTTCTGGCAGTTTATCATCTAGTAGGTTTACATTGTCTCCTAACTTTATAAACGGTATGGCAAACGTTGTAAACTTTCCTTTAAACCCTGTGTAGTAATATTTTTTTAGCTGGTCTACCCCTTTGTTAAAAAGATCGGTTACACTTTTAACATTGTTAAAATAAAACGTTCTTCTTTCTCCTTGTACATTTTCAGGGAAACTTGTACTAGTTGACTTTTCAACATATTTAAACGTTCCTTTTCTATCTGTATATACTAGTATTTCTAATCGCTTGCTGGTTGTTTTTTTTCTTCCTCTTTTAGTCGTTCCGGCTAATTCAAATTTGTTTACGGAATAACAAATAGCACTTAGTACTACATCGTCTTTTCTACTATATTCCAAATCATCTGAAATAATGTTTTGCTGAAATTTAAAAGTGCTTTCTACTGACTCTGAGTCTATGTACACTTTACTTCCAGTTCTTAATTCATTACCTCTGAAATAAGCTTCTAAATGATAGTCATTTCTAACCCTTTCAATGACCTGTGCAACGGTTTCGTAGCTTCCTAATCTAAAATCTCCTATGTTTGTTTGGGTTAATGCATTTACGGTAAATGGAGTTGTTTTCATTAATTCTCGTAATACATTTTCCCAAGTGTATGTAGATGCTCTAAATAACCCATTTTCACCACCCTCTGCTGGTAATTGCTTTAGCTTCCACATATTATCTTCGCACTCTAGTTCTATAGGTTTTTTGCTTATTACTTTAGAAATATACCCTGTAAATATTGGCTGTTTGGGTAAATCTAAAAAGTCGTTTCCTAGCTTGTCTGGATATATGTATCCAAAGTTTATAGTAACTGCATCCCCTCTTAAAAATAATGGCGTTTCTTTATCAAAACCTCCTATGCTTTGGTTTACGCCTCCTAATGGAAATAATTTACCATCTTTATCTCTTATAGAGATGTTTTTAGGTACTGTTATAGTTGCCTTATTGGTTAAGTCTTCCCAATTATTGTTGGCTGTAAAAGAGCTTACAAAATCAAATA